TGTTGCTATCTTAATAGGGGGGTGTTTGTATCTCTCTTATTTGGGTATCAATTCACAAGTATTTTGCAAGCAGTTGGCTAAAATAGATCTTATCTTTTCCATGCCTAGAGTTTGGGCCATGGATTTAAGCGACTGCGATTAAAACGTAAACACGAAAGAAATGACACAAAAAGAAATATTACAAAAGTTAGTTGAGTTTAAGAAAAAAGGTCAATTAAAATACGGGCCTGACACAAGCAAGCCTTCTTCCGTATATTATTCAATAGATAATTATAGTATAAATTGCTTCAAGGAGTTTGAGGAAGTAGACCAGAACACCTACGACAACGCGGAGCAGATGCTCAAGGATTTGGAAGAGAGGGAAAAGTCCATAAAGGAATCTATAGACAGGTTGCCGAACAATATTGAATCGGCAAACATAGATCCTAAGATTGAAGCAATCATAAGTATCAAAGACACAATAAAAAGAGGTAAGCAAGTAAAAAAGCTTTGCAAAACAATAAGGAAAAACCTTAAAAAGTCTACAAGCCAGTACGATCATGATTTTATTGAGTTTATGCTTTGCCTATTGTCCGACGCTTACATCAAAGAAGGTTTTGACAAAGAGAATAATTGTTAATAATATTTTTCAATTATGAAAAAAGAAGATGGAAGCTTAGCAACTATTGAGGTTTTAATAGGAGGTAAGAAAGTTGAGGGACTTACCAAAATAAGTATTGAGTCAAAAAACTTTAATGCTGAAATTGATGTACTGTAATTATGGCAGCACCACAAGGAAATAAATACAACGAAAAATATACCTTAGAGTCTGAACTACCAGTTTTTGAAGCGTTAATTGTTCAAGCCAAAGCAGGTGAGTTTTTGTGTATTCAAGAGGCTGTAATGTTGTCGCCTTACACTAGAGAGATCTTTTACTATTTGTGTGGCAGGTTCGAAGACCTTGACACTATAAAAAAGGAAATGAATGATATTATCATTTCAATAGTCAATAGGAAGGCTTTGACAGGCGAGTTTAATGTTGCTGCTGGTATTTGGAGAATGAAACAATTAGGAGAAAAAGACACGCAGCACCAGGAGATAAAAGCAGATTCTGCATTGTTCCAAGTGGTCATGCCTAAAAGGAAATAAATGTACGACGTAGAGCGAGAAGTAAACCCGTTATTCTACCATGTATACAAGGCTTTAGAGGAAAAGAAGTATCGTAACATTTTGATATACGGGGGTAGTTCTGCAGCAAAAACATACTCTTTTATCCAGGCATTACAATTGATCGTTATGATTGAGAATAGTGCCTGTTTTATATTGAAAAAAGAAGCCACAACGCTAAAGCATACAATCTTTAGAGAGTGTAAATTGCAAATGACACATTATGGCCTTGATTGTTATTACGAGGCTATTGAAAACCTTTTAAGAGCGAAGAAGCAAAAAGGAAGCGATAGGAAAACAGGTGAAATTGCATTTTGTGGGCTTGATGATTCGGAAAAAGTAAAAGGAATCGTAGGGTATCAGCGCGTCTTAATGGAAGAAGTGACCCAATTCGATCTAGAAGATTGGGAACAGCTTAATTTACGTTTAAGAGGTGTTGCAGGGTTGCAGATTATCGCCTTATGGAATCCAATTGATGAAAACCACTGGTTAAAAACCGATGTTATAGATCCTCTTGAATGGGTTGAACTACCTAAAATAGTCGACGAATACGGAGAAAAGTCTAGACTAGGCGATGAAAGTTTTGTAAAAGAGTCTGAGGATGGTACAACTTTACTGATACGGACCAACTACAAGGATAACCAATGGATTGTTGGTCATCGTACGGACGCTAGTCTTGGGTTCTATGATAAAGACACAATCCTGAACTTTGAGAAGCTTAAGCGTAGCAATTACGAGAAGTACCGCGTCTATTGCCTGGGCGAATGGGGCAAAATGTCCAGTGGAGGAGAAGCTTACAAAAAGTTTGACCCTGTAAACAATGTCAAGAAAACAGAAGCGGACCCTGAAAAGGCGTTATGGCTTTCGTTCGATGAAAACGTTAATCCTTACATGGCTTTGAGTATATGGCAGGGCAACGGAGGAAAGGAATTGAACCAAGTAGATGAAATAGCACTAAAAGACCCTAAGAACACATTAAAAGATACTATTCGCGAGTTTTGCAACATTTACAGAGAATTTAAGAATAGTAAAATATTTATTACGGGAGACAGGACCAGTAAAAAGCAAGATGTTAAACTTGAAAAGGGACAAAACTTCTTTACACTGATTAAAACACAACTGGAAAACAACGGGTTTAATAACCTCACAATGAAGTTGCCAAGTAAAAACCCGTCTGTAGCTGCTCGTATTGCTTTCATAAATGAGATATTCGACCATGAAAATAAGGACAATATCACGGTAAACGTTGGTGCCAACTGCCCTTTAACGATTCACGATATGAATTACGTTAAGGAAGACAAAGACGGGGGCAAAACAAAGCCAAAGGTTAAGGATAAAAAGACGGGTATTACTTATGAAACAATGGCTCATTTTTCCGACACTACGGATTATGTAATTTGTGAATACTTCAAAGAAGAGTACTTGAAATACTTGAACCCTAAAGGAAGACGCACAACGGTAACACCAAGGGCCGTAAATAGAAATAGATATTAATGATTATCTTGCATACATGGCTTTACAATTCCTAACCTTAACAGATTTTAAGGGTACAATTCGAACACAAGACCTTGATAAGGTCATTGATGAAGATCCAGAAGTTTTAGAAACTGGCGAATCTTGGGCGAAGGCTCAAGTTGAGTTATACATTTCAACACGTTTTGATACTGATGCAATATTCGCCGAAACAGGAACCGCAAGGAATAACCAGATAATCGGATGGATGGTTGATCTTGCATGGTCAAGGGTGCAAAAGAGAATTTCACCGCGTAATATGTCGGAAACTGTTCAAGAGGCTTACGATTTAGCAATTGAACAATTAACCAGCGTTAACGATAATAAATTGACACCGTTTGGATTGCCTCACAAATTGGATGAAGACGGCGAGGAAATAGATTACACGGTAATTAATACCAGAACAGAACAAGCACCAACAAGATTTTACTAAGATGGCACGAAGGAACAGAAACAAAAAGAAGATAAACAGCGTTGCGTCTAAGGTCGAACAGGTGCAAATGATCGACAAGAAGAAAACAAGACGATCAACAGCAACAAAAAGGATAGTACCGGCTACTTTTTACAGGGTTAATAAAAACATTCGGCAGTTTTTCCAAGACATACAAACCGCTGAAAACAAGATTAACCCAAGAAGAACAGAGCTTTTAAGAACGTATCAAGACACTATGCTTGATACTCACATCAGTTCACAATTGAGTAAAAGAGCTGATAAAACGCTTAATAAGCCGTTTATAATAAAGAATGCAGAAGGGGAGAAGGACGACGACTGGACTGAAAAATTTAACCGTACTGACTTGGTTAATATTTATAGATGGATACTTGAGTCTGTTCCCTACGGCCATTCACTTATCGAACTTGGCAACATTGTTGACGATATGCCGCTGGGGTCTGAGTTAGTTTTAAGGGAAAACGTCATACCAGAAACGGGAGAAATAAAAACCAATACACAAGACTTTCAAGGTTGGCCCTATCGAACTAGTCCCTGGTACATTGAGGCGGGAGACAGGATAGGTAATGATAAGCTAGGGCTTTTAATGAAACTTTCGCCGTTGGCTATCATGAAAAGAGCTTCTTTGTTTTCGTGGTATGAATTCAACGAGCTTTACGGTAAGCCGTGGCCTATATTGAAGACGGCAAGAACTGACGGGTCAAGAGACGAATTAACCGCGCAATTAGCCAACCTTGGAACAGGTACAACTATTACATTAAGTGCAGAAGAAGAAGAAACACTAGAATTAATTTCACCAAGCGAAGGCGCCGCGTTTAAATCGTTTGAAGACTTTCTTCGTTGGGTTAATGAGGAAATTAGTAAGTTGATTTCACATGAGACAATGACCAGCGAAAACGGTTCCTCTCTTTCACAGTCTGAAACACACTTACAAATATTCGAAGAGGTTGCAAGGGTTGACGAATGGCTGTTAACCACGACCATGAATGATTCAATGATTCCTAATTTAAGGGCTATTGGGGTGCAAATTCCAGAAGGTTACACGTGGGCGGTTGAGCAGATTGAAAACACAAACCAGCTTTTCGAAATGGTAAAAGGATTCGCTGAATCTGGATTATTACCAGACAAAAAGTGGGCTGAGGAAAAGTTTAATATAGTCTTTTCTGACGAGCCAATTCCCGAAAACGAACCAACATCAACAGCGGGAAAGTTCAAGCCCTTTACGTAGGTTCATGCTGCCACGATAAAGGGCCGCTTAAAATGGCCGCAAATTTCTTTAGTGTTGAGGAAATCGAAGGATTGTTAACGTTGGTCCACGAAGGGAAAACGACTGAACAGATCTTACGTACTGACTTAGGGAAAACGTTTACTAGTAAAACAATAAAGGAATTAACCAATGAAACGGATGTTTTAAAAGACGTTCGATTCACTAAAAACCTTACTCAATTCGGAACGGCAAAGCAAATAACCGTAATCGATGAACTTCGAACAAGGGTTAAAAAAGGGGAATCTTTAGATAAGTTCTTAGATGAACATTTTGAAGCTACCAACACAATGCAAAACGTTTGGCTGCAAACTGAAAAGGACACAACCAGAGCGCAAACGGACGGTGTACAGGATTTAAACCGATTCGAAGCAGAGGCCAATGATTTACCTTTGCTTCAGTTCCAAACAATTGAAGACGGTCGAGTACGTCCAGGGCATAGGGCTTTGGATGGTTTAATTCGTCCCGTTGGGCATCCTGACACATTGAGATATGCAACTCCTTTAGATTATAATTGCCGTTGTGAATGGATACAATTAACCGACGAAACAGAAGCTCCAAATAAAATTCGTAGAACGTTCGATAAAAAGGTGGTTGAAAAGGATATAAACCCTGTTATTGCAGGAGACCCAAGGAAGAAAGGGGAGATATTTAGCAAAGCACATCCTTATTTTCTTGCAGTAAGTACCGAAATAATTAAACGTTTAGTAGGAAGTTGACGTAATACTATTTAATATTGATGTATAGTATTGACTTGAGGGAGTCGTTAAGATACTAAAAACATTTACTCATTAGGCTTTTGCTGATTGGTTCCCTCACCATGAAGCGGAGCCTTTTTTTATGATTAAAAGTTTATGAGTTTGAAAAATACAGATACGCTTAAAACACTAAAAGAAAGACTTAGTAAAACGTTTGGGATTGGCGCTTGTCAAATCTCTAAAGCATACAATAACAGAGGAAGCGAGTTTGAAAAAGAGATGCATTCTTTGAAAGTCGTTTTAAACAAAGACGTGAACGGAAACGAAGATCTTGAGAACCTTATACATTGGTACATAAACGAATACAATAAAAGGCCCGAGTTGCATAAGGGCGATGCTTTAGTAGTGATAACAGTTAGACAATTAGCCTTAAAAGGTCTTTCTTTTAAATCTTGCATAGAGGGAGCCTATGAGGTCTTAAGAAACGATTTGAAAAATATTGACGCTTTAAGACAACTTGGTTTATGATTGATACACTAATTGCATTATTTGTTTCTGCTGGGTTTTTACTGGCTCTTTATCTTTGTGTAAAAATGAGGAAGGATGTGCGACAATACATAAAAGACCTTTTTTGGTCACGACCACAAACACGAATTGAACAGAAAATAACCGCTTTAAGGGTTATGACGGGAACGACCAAGGCTCTTTACGACATTAAGGCAACGGAGGAACAAATAGACCAATTGCGGCTATTGGCTTGCATGGGAATGCCAAACAAGTAGATTATGACAATACCTAAAAAAGGAGAGTACTGGAAAGTACAGTACGGAGCAGAAGTAAAAACTAATATAATAGTGAAGTTGTTATCTGATAATCCAGAGTTCGGGGTAATAAATTGGACGAAAGATAATTTTTCTTGCTCTCATAACGGAGTTGAAATTAAAGTAAAAGGAGAGTTGTTTGTTGAATTATTTGCAGAAGCAGATGAGCCTTTAAAAGCATTTTTTTAATTATGGAGTTTTTAAACATTGTGGTTTCGTTCGTTGTATTCGCTTGCATACTGATCGGAAGCGGTTTTTTCGATCAGGTTTTAGGAAAGAAATTTGTTAAGGTAAATAAGGAGTTATGAAATATAAAGTAGGGAATAGTTTTGAACTAACGAGTTACAACCCACGATACGTTCAAAATAGTGTTATTCAAATTGTAGAAATAGCAAAAGATAGTACAATGCCTTATCTGGCCCAATGGGGAGACGGGAACAAAATATATTACAACAACAAAGAATTGAAAAAAGACTTTAAGCAGCTGAATGCCCCCAAGAAGAAAAAGGACAAGTTTAAAAAGCGGTTGAAGGAGTTGGAGGATGAAAAAGAAAAGGTTAGAGAGTTTACTTTTTCTATGGCTGGTATGTTCGATGAACTAGGTAAAAAAGTTGAAGGTATAGAAGAAATGTTTGGGGGGCTAAAAAAAGAACAAGGAGAACGTATCGTAAGAGCATTTACGCCAGCACTTTCCAAAGCGGAAACAACTGAAATAGCGGTTGAACAAGCAACAGACGAACCACTCGAAAAAAGGATTGAGGCTTTAGGGGGTGAGGATTGGGGCGTAAGTATTGATTTAAACTTTCACGATTCTGGAGTTCATCTTGTGCAAATAGATGATTCAAAAGGATGGGCAAGCAATATTGTTTCATATGGAACAGACGACCAAATAGTCGAGAAAGTAAAAAAGATAATTGAAGCGTTAAAAAAATAGGGATGAGAAAATTAGAAATAGTAAGCGAACAAGTAAAGCCAAAGTTTGAGGATTTAGAGCCTGGGACTGTGTTTAAAACAAGCGGTGGTAAAATAGGGGTTAAGGTTGAGACAGGCGGAACATATAAAGAATTCAATGACAGCATAATAACAGCGGTTTACCCCTTAACTGGCGAGTTTTGTCTTGGAGTATTGTACGAATGGGAATTAGCACCCGAAGGAACAGTTTTAAAAGTTGGTAAATAGCGCGTGATAATTGAAGCGTTAAAATAATAGGGATGTTTGAAATTTATATAGAGCCGTTTACAGACGGTTTATTGGGCATTATAACGGGTCTTGTTATGTGGTTGTTGACTGTTTTGTTGATTGGTTTGGTTCTTTACGGTTTATTTTATGTAGCTGACTCATGTTGGCTACCGTCTGAAACAAGTACGGGTGTTTTGGTTAATAAATGGATAGTTCCAGAACACTACACAACCACCTATGTGCAAAGCGGTAAGGTCATGATACCAATAACGAGCCTCGTACAAACTACATGGAATCTACAAATACAAATAAACGGAATTAGTGATAATGTTAGCGTAGGAAATGGGTTTTATAATGAATGCGAAATAGGTGTTGAGTTGCTTTGTGATTATGTAAACGGAAGGTTTAGCGATGAAATTTACATTAGTAGCATATATTAAACATCGCGTAAGAATTGAACATTAAAAAATAGTAGAGATGAAACTGAGCAGAACACAAAATTCACACGTAATATTTGCAAGGAAAAACGGCAAACTTATTTTGATTAATAAGAAATAGTAAAAGGGTAGGCAAATTTAAACACTTAGAAAAAATAGAGATGAAGAAGTTTAAGGGGATAAAAAATATAACTAAAGAAGAAACAGCGAAAGAACTTGGTAGTTTGATATGGAATTTAGAATATAAAGACAGGATAGCCGCATGGAGTTTTTTTGATTTTGTGGTAATACCAGAAGAAGTAGAAGAGTATGGAGAAAAAGACTTACAAAAATACATACTCAACTTTATTAACGGGGCTTTAGGAATACCAAAAGAAAAAGGGTAGGCAAATTTAAACACTTAGAAAAA